TGTTTAAGGCCGAGCAAAACGAATTCACCAAAAAACATGCCAAAGGCGAAGTGGCGCAAAAGCCTGAAAAGCCAAGTCGACCGCCGAACACGCGGCTACTGGTGGAGGATATTACTGTGGAGGCGCTTTCTGAGGTGCTGATGGACAACCACAAAGGCGTGTTGTGCGTGCAGGATGAACTGTCCGGCTGGTTTGGCGCCATGGATGCGTACAAGTCCGGTGCCGGTGGCAAGGACCGCGCCAACTGGCTTGAAATGTACAACGGCGGTGGTCGACGCATTGACCGTGTAACCCGGGGGACTATTGTGGTGCCCAACTGGTCGGCCTGCATTTTGGGCGGCATCCAGCCTGATGCGATTCGTAAAATTGCGGCCAACATGACTGAGGATGGCCTCATGCAGCGGTTTATGGTGGTGATTGGCCGTGCAAGCAGTCACGGAGTCGACCGGCCTGCTGACATGGATGTAATCAACACCTACAGGCGCATGCTGGAATTTTTGACCGAAATGCCTGCAATGCAGACCTTTACATTGTCGACGCAGGCCCATGATGTGCGCGAACGGGTGGCCAAAATGTCGTTTGATTTGGCTCGATTCGAAGCATTACCAGGCGGGTTGCGCAGTCACTTTGGCAAGTGGGAGGGGCTATTTCCTCGCCTGCTTTTGGCCTTTCATGTGATCGAATATGCAGCCTCGCGCACCATGCCGCCGAGTGTTATATCGGGCGAAATTGCCGAGAAAGTCGGCCTGTTTATGGAGGAATTTTTACTGCCTCATGCGCTGGCTTTCTATCAGGAAGTACTCGATGCAAACCAACAACAGGAGAGAATTCGGTGGGTTTGCGGGTACATTTTGGCGCACAAATTGGAGCAATTATCCACCCGAGATTTGGCCAGATCGTGCCGGTGGTGGGGGAAAATGGCCGACTGGGAGCGTCAAAAACTACTCAAATCGGTGGTGGAATGGGGCTGGATTTTGCCTAAATCGAGGGGGTCGGACATGCTTTCAAAGCTGCCAACTTTGTATTTTGTGAACCCTGCGGTGCATGAAGTTTTCGCCAAACGGGCAGAAATGGAGAAAATCAAGAGGGCTGAAATCATGCAAATTATCAAAAACAAGTGCCTTTCGGGGCCTGAGTACGATGATGTCGACAATTGTTGACAAAGTGCGAAAACAGATGACGATTGTCGACAAAATGGCCGGAATTATCAATTTCCAACACAAAATGTCGACAAGTGTCTGTCTCGCATACGAGAGTAAAAAGTGATTTGGACTACTACTACTCACCAAAGATATATATTTTTCTAACGCGCGCGAGACAGACAAATGTCGACACTTATTTTTATGGAGGTTTTATGAGAAAGACTGGACTTACACCTGAGCAACATCGCGCGATTGGCGAAAAGCTCAAAGAGTTAAACGAGGCGCTTGTGAAAATTAACACTCAGATTGGCGAGGCTTACCGCAAGTCAGACCCATTGTGCGGACAGGTCAAAAAGTTGACTTCAGCAAACACCACTTTGCGCGGGATGCTTGAGGTCAAAATGTGGCAGGAAGGCATTAACGATCCGACCGTGTATTTTGGGCGTATTGCCAAACAGAATTCAGGCGCATAGAATCACACGCATGGGACGACGCAGCACATTCACTCAAGAACTGGCCGATGAGATTTGCAACAGGATTGCAGAGGGCGAACCTTTGCGGCAAATCTGCCGGGATGAGCACATGCCGAATTTTGTGACGGTTTACGATTGGCGAGACAGTAACCCAGAATTTGCACAACGCCTCGCGCGTGCGCGTGAGATTGGCGAGGAAGTCATCGAGCAAGGCACCCTTGAGATTGCCGACGATGGCAGAAACGATTGGATGGAGAAGTTCAACGACAAGGGCGAATCAATTGGCTGGACCCTAAATGGCGAGCACGTTCAGCGATCAAAGCTGCGCATTGAAACCAGGTTAAAGCTGCTCAAGGTGTGGAACCCGGCAAAATACGCTGAAAAACTTGCTCTTGGCGGGGCTTCTGGTTTACCACCAATCCAAACCAATTCCACAATTGACCCCTCAGAAGCCTACAAACGCATGCTTGAGGCTGGCAAGTGATCGACTGGCGCACGCCTGACTATGCTCCGGTGTGGCAGGACCGCATTAAGCGCCTCGAAGCCTTGCGCAAAGAACCCGAGCTTGTCCAAGGCGTGAGGGAATTCTACAAAGACCACCCGGTTGAATTTATCAATGACTGGCTTTGCACGTTTGATCCTCGAAACGTCGAGCGCGGCATTGAGGCTGTTGCACCATTCCTACTGTTCCCGAAGCAGGTAGAGGCCGTGCAGTGGATTGTTGATCGTTGGCGCGGGCGAGAGGACGGTCTGATCGAGAAATCGCGCGACATGGGCGTTTCGTGGATTTGCGTGGCCGTTGCGGTGTGGATGTGGTTGTTTCATTCCGGCACCGTAATCGGCTTTGGCTCTCGAAAAGAGGAATACGTCGATAAGCTGGGCGACCCAAAGTCATTGTTTTGGAAGGTGCGCGAGTGCGTGCGGCTGTTGCCACTTGAACTCAGGCCGCGCGGCTACGATGAAAAGAAACACGCGCCATTCATGCGCATCCTGAACCCTGAGAATGGCAGTGCAATCGTGGGTGAAGCGGGCGATAACATTGGGCGAGGCAACAGAACGTCGATTTATTTCAAAGACGAGTCGGCCTTTTACGAGCGCCCCGAAGCTGTGGATGCAGCCCTGAGTCAAACCTCAAACTGCAAGATTGACGTATCAACACCCAATGGCGTGGGTAATCCGTTTTACCGCAAGCGGCATGGTGGGAAAGTGCCCGTGTTCGTGTTTGACTGGCGGGATGATCCACGCAAAGATCAGGTTTGGTACGACAAGCAATGCCGTGAACTGGATCCCGTGATTGTGGCGCAGGAAATTGATCGCGATTATTCCGCATCTGTGGCTGACTCATTCATTCCTGGCGACATTGTGCGTGAGTGCATGATGCGCGGCCCGGCAGATACATCGACAGTTGGCCCGCTGATGGTGGGTGTTGACGTTGCTCGGTTTGGAGACGACAACAGCGTAATCACGTTTCGCCGTGGCCGCGTGTTGCTTGGACAGATCGTATTTGGTCAGTCGGACATTGTGGACACTGCCGGCAGAGTCAAAGCGGCAATCCATGCTCACGGTGCAACACCCGGTCAAATCGCAGTGGACACAATCGGGCTTGGCTCTGGCGTGGCCGACATATTGCGCCGCGACTTCCCAAAACTTGTTGTGGATGTGAATTCATCGCTTCGCCTATCCGATGGCCAGAACTACAACCTACGCGCCAGAATGTGGGCCGAAATGCGCGAATGGCTGAAAAACGGGGCGAGCATTCCGAACGATGGTGATCTGCAAACAGACCTGACCGCGTTGAAATACCTGTTCAAAGGCGGTGAAATGCTGATCGAATCCAAGCAGGATGCAAAAAAGCGCGGCATCAAATCACCTGATCGGGCCGACTCACTGGCCCTGACGTTTGCCGTGCCGTGCAATGCCTTGCAGGTAGGCAATAGGCCGCGCCAAGCAGTATCCGACTATTCCATGTTCGGGTAAGCCATGATCCGCCTCGCCCAACTCTCAGACATGCCCGACCTGATCACAATGGCGCAATGTTACGCGGCAGAATCACAACAGCACCGCGAGATCAGCATTGAGCGCACCCGAGAGACGTTTGAGGCGCACATTGGCAACCCTGAGTCTGCCGTTTATGTGGCTGATGCAGGCGAGAATGGGCTCGCTGCTGCCTCGATCACGATGATTGACTACTCGTTTACCGCAAGGCCGCAAGCCATTGTTGGGTATTTTTACGTTCTGGAACCCTATCGAGGCACGCCTGTTGCACGCAGATTACTTGCGCAATGTGTTGTTTTCGCTGAAAATGCAGGCTGTAGCCACATTTGGGCCGGGGCAAACGGTTTGATTGATGCGCAATCCACGAGGATGTTTGAAAACCTGTGCGCAAAGCAGGGGTTTGAGCCTGGTGGAATGACCATGTTCAGGAGATTCTAGTCATGTCTAAACTTATCAAAAGCGTTGGCGGCCTGCTTGGCCTGAGCACCCCGAAGCCTCCCCAAATCATTACTCAGAACGTACCCGAGCCGCCTACGATTGATGAGGCACGCGCTGCCGTAGAGTCACGCGATGAAATGCTGCGCCGCCGTGGTCGTCGTGCCACAATCCTGACCGGACCCATGGGCGTGTCGAACACTGGCGCGACTCAAAAAACAACTCTGATTGGGAACTGATCATGGCACGCACCAAGAAAACCGCATCTGAATCCGGCTTAACCAAGCCAATTGCCGCACCTGAGCCCGCTGTGCCAGCATCTCAACCTATGGCGACCTGCTCAAGCTGCGTGGCATTCCAAGGCAGTGCCGAGCGCGGCCTGTGCCGCATGAATCCACCGCATCCAGTGGCGGGTTTCCCTCGTTTGCAGGCCAGCGAATGGTGCATGAAGCACACGCCAGCCGATTTGGTATAAGGCCACCGACATGAACGACAGCCGCGCAGACGAAATACTCCGACAGCACGAGGGCATGAAAGGCTTGCGTGGCAACTGGGAAACAATGTGGCAGGAAATTGCCGACCGCATTTTCGTGCGTCAGGCTGAATTCGTCAGTAAACGCAGCGCGGGCGAGAAGCGCACTGAGCGCATGTTCGACTCAACCGCCGCGCTGGGTCTTGAGCGTTTCGGCGCTGCGATGAACTCAGTCAATACACCATCCACGCAAATGTGGCATGAATTGCGCATGCTGAACCCCGAGTATGCCGAGGACATTCAGGTGCAGCAGTACCTTGATGCTGTAACCAAGACGCTGTTCCGCGCTCGTTATCGCCCTGCTGCCAATTTCGTGGGGCAGATCATCGAGACGTATCTGAGTCTGGGCGCGTTCGGTACTGGCGTGCTGTTTGTCGATGAATTCCCTGGCGTTGGCCTGTACTACAAAGCCATTCACTTGGCCGAGTGCTACATTGCCGAGAGTGCTCAGGGCATGATTGACACCGTGCACCGCGAGTACGAATACACCGCGCACCAAATCGTTGAGCGTTTTGGCATGGTGGCCGGTTTGCCTGACAAGGTGAAAACCTGCTATGAAAAGGGCGATCGAAACACGAAATTCACGCTAATTCATTGCGTGAAGCCCAACATGGACCGCCAATCAGGGCGCATGGATTACCGAGGCCGGAAGTTTATCAGCTACGACATTTTGGTTGAGGGCAAAGTCATGTTGCGCGAAGGCGGGTACAACACCATGCCGTATTGCGTGGCCAGATACTCCACCAGCCCGCGCGAAGTGTATGGCCGTGGTCCTGCATCGTTGGTGCTGCCCGATATCAAAGTTCTGAACGAAATGGAAAAGACCACGTTACGCGCTGGTCACAAAGCTGTTTCGCCGCCCCTATTGCTGTCTGACGATGGTGCACTGACTTCATTCAATGCCACGCCTGATGCGCTGAACTATGGCGCACTGGACGAACAGGGCAATCCACGGGTCAGGCCGCTAGACACTGGTGCAAACCTGCCATGGGCGTTCGAAATGGCTGATGCAAAGCGCCGCGTGATTCAAGACGCGTTCCTGGTGACACTGTTTCAGATTCTCGTTGAGTCACCGAGCATGACCGCAACCGAGGCGCTGCTTCGCGCTCAGGAGAAGGGCGAATTGCTGGCTCCAACTGGCGGCAAGTTGCAAAACGAACTGTTTGGCCCAATGATTGAGCGTGAACTCGACATACTGGGGCGTGCCGGCCAATTCCCCGAAGAGGTCCCCGCAGCGATTCAAGAGGCAGGCGGTGAGATTGAAGTGGAATACACCTCACCACTGGCCAGAATGCAGCGTTCCGAGGACGGCGTGGCTATTTTGCGCAGCATTGAGCAGTTGGCACCACTGGCACAGATTGACCCACGGGCACTGCGCCGGATCAACGCTGACAAAGCACTCAAAGAGTTGTGGGACATTAACGGTGCGCCTGCCTCAATCCTGTACACGGACGACGAACTGGCCGCAATGGACGAGCAAGACGCAGCCCAAGCACAGACTGAGCAACTACTCGCAGCCGCACCAGTGGCAGCCAATGCAGCCAAGACACTAGCACAAGCCAACCAGGTAGCACAGCAAACACCGACCGGCATTCCTGAGCAGATTGGCCTATGAACGTAACGCAGCAACTCAGGCGCATCATGTCGCGCCGCAATGCATGGCGGGAAGTGTTCCGCAGTGAAGATGGCGAGTTGAAAAAATCAGGCATCGAGGTGCTGGCAGACCTGCAACGGTTTTGCCACGACACGCGGCCCACGGTGAAAGTGTCGAAGTCCACCGGCATGATTGACCCCATTGCGATGGCGGTTGCTGAGGGTAGACGAGAGGTTTTTTTGCGGATCAAAGAGCATTTGAAGCTCGATGACAGCGATTTACAACGGCTGATAAAACAGCAAACTGACGAGGTATATGAACAATGACGGACGATAAGATTGAACAGGAAATTCAAGCCAAGGGTTTAACTGCGCCGCGCATAACCCCAGCAGATATTGAGAGCAATATTGAAAAAGAGTTTTACTTTACCGCTAACGACGGTGTGTTTGGGCGTGAAATTCAAGCCTGCGGATCTCCGATTACCAACGAGAAATCGCTTTACCTGCTGACTTTCTGTGTTTTGATACTTCGCAACGGGTTTACAGTCACCGGAGAAAGCGCGTGCGCCAGCCCTGAAAACTTCAATGCCGAGATTGGAAACAAAATCGCGCGTCAAAATGCAGTACAAAAAATCTGGCCTCTTATGGGCTACGAATTGAAGTCAAAACTTTCTAAGTGAGGTAAGCAATGAACGGCTCCGTATTAGCGGGTACGCCTGCCACCCCAGCAGCACCGGCAGCACCAACACAACCTACAGCAGCAGCACCAACCCCTAGCGTACCAACTCAGCCAGCGGCACCGGCAAGTGTGGCCAATCCAGCACCCGCAGCGAATGCGCCATGGTATGAGCAGCCCGATTACGCAGAAACCGCAGCATGGGCCAAATCACGCGGCTATAAGTTCGACTCCGATAATCTTGTGGCCGAAGCCTTGCGTGGGCATCACAACGCCGAGAAATTGATCGGATTAGACCGTGCCGGGCGCACATTGGTGGTGCCGAAAGAGGACGCGCCAAAAGAAGAATGGGACTCGTACTACAGCAAACTGGGCCGCCCATCACAGCCTGGCGAATACAAATTGCCAGCGGAACTCAAAGACGATCCTGTTGCCAAAGCCTTTGCCGAGGCAGCACACGAAAAAGGGTTTAACCAGAAGCAGTTCGAGTCCACACTGGAATTTGTGAGCAAGCAAGCCGCCGCAATTGAAGCGCAACAGGAACAGGAATACGAGGTTAAGGCGCAACAGGCTGTGGAAGGCTTGAAGCGCGAGTGGGGGCAGGAATTTGAATTGCGATCCGAAGCCAGCCGCCGTGCTGTGCGTGAATTGGGCTTGCAATCCGAAGAAGCCATGGCCATTGAAAAGGCGCTGGGCGTTGATCGTGCTGCGAAGGTGTTTTTCGAGATTGGCAAGAAGCTACTCGAACCCACCGCCGAGGGCATGACTGGCGGCGCTCAATCACAATTTGGCATGAGCAAGACCGAAGCACAGGGCCGAATCAGTGCGTTGATGCGTGATGCTGAATTTGGCAAAAAGTTGGGTTCGGGTGACGCATCGGCCAAGGCTGAGTGGGACAAGCTCAATGCGATTGCCTACGGCTAATTGCCCAAGGGTTGACAATGGTTAAATTTTCACAATTGTCAACCTTTACAAACGGCAATACGTTCAGAATCGTTATTGTCAAGACCATTGAGCCTGCCTACAATGTGCAAAACAGTAAAGGAATGTTTCCCCATGCCGAAGTTTGAGAACACATGGAACTGGAGCAATGTCATTGCACTTGGCACTATGGCCATTGGCGGCATTGTTGCCTTTGTTTCAGTGCAGGCTGAAGTTTCCCACCTCAACGAAGAAGTTGCCCAGGTCAAAGTGTTGGCCGAAAAGGTTGAAATACAAAGCGCCAACCAGCAGGCGGCAAGCGAAGCCCGGATTATTCAGCGCCTCGATCAGATGCAAGTGGATATCCGGGAAATACGCAACACTCAGTTACGCAAGCAACAGTAAATGGGTGCGCCATGGGCAAGAAAAAGAAATGATTGCGCGGTTTTATTTTTGGCGGTAATCTGAAATCTAAGTAGTACGAGCAGCAATCGTTAACTGTTGTGGCGGGCGGAGAAAGTTAGTGCCGCAGACTGGCTCACTTTACGAGCCGCATCACGCATGGCGATTGACTGTTGCCGCAGTAAGGGCTCATTCCTTTCACCTCTTTAGGTGGCCCGTAGTCGCCAGCCGTGATGGTGAATGCGCAGGCTGATGCGGAAGCGAGTGTTGCTCGATGAGTGAATAACTCGGGAGAAAGCAACAAAGCCGGAGATCAGCACAGTCCGCCGTCAACTAATTCTCCCTCGCCTCCAGCATCCTTGTGTGGGCTTATCCGGTGCAGTTTGCCGGATTTTTCTTTTCATGCGCAAATCCTTGCTTATTCTGCCTGATAGTGCTTAAAATAGGCGCATTGGACACCCTGGCAGAATTGCAGGCCCGAACATAGACCGCAGGATAGACTGCTGCTGAACACTGGCGAATCAGTGTAGAACGGTTCCGCATTTGGCGGGGACACCGCTTCGATCAAACGTGTATTCACAACTTTTGATAGGAGGCGGTAAAATGTCCGTCAATATCCCAACGCATTATGTACAGCAGTATGCAACAACCGTTGCCCTGCTGCTTCAACAACGTGGCTCCAAGTTGCGCAACGCCGTGACCATGGGCTCATACATCGGTAAGCAGGCATCCCCTGTTGACCAAATTGGCGCGGTTGCAGCGCAGAAAGTAACCAGCCGTTTCTCTCCAATGGGCCGTGTAGACGCTCCGCTGGATCGTCGCTGGGTTTTCCCTGAGGATTATGACCTGCCTCAACTGATCGACAAGTTCGACAAGTTGCGCCTATTGACCGACCCTGAATCACAGTACGTTCAAAACGCTGTGTACGCCATGGGCCGAGCAATGGACGACGAGGTTATCAAGGCATTTGACGGTGACGCAAAGACTGGCGAAAACGGCGGCACAAACACTTCGCTGCCTTCTGGTCAATCCGTTGGCGTGAACACTGGCGGTACAGCATCAAACCTGAACGTGGCCAAACTTCGCGCAGCCAAAAAAATCCTGATGGCCAACGAAGTGGACTTGGACAATGACCCACTGTTCTGCGTAATCACCGCTGCCCAGCACGATGCGCTGTTGAACGAGATTCAGATTATTTCTCGTGACTACAACGAAACACCCGTGTTGGTAAACGGCAAGGTGCAGAACTTCCTGGGCATCAACTTTATTCACTGTGAGCGCCTGTTGACTGGCACTGACGATCAGGCCGGCACTTCTCGCCGCGTTCCCGTGTTTGCCAAATCCGGCATGCACATGGGCATGTGGAATGATTTAACCACTGACATTGATCAGCGCAAGGACTTGCAGGGCATTCCATGGCAAGCGTATGTGTACGGCACTTTCGGCGCAACCCGCCTGGAAGAAAAGAAAGTCGTGCGCGTATGGGCGCGTGAATCTTAATCAGGAGGCTTGAATCATGGCTGTTGTTAATACCAAATCGACGCAAATCACCAATGCCGACGCGACTCCAAACGTGTTGAACAATGATTTCGTCGCAAAAGGCGCGTTGTTTGAATCTGTGGCCACCGTTGAGGTTGCCGCAGCTGATGATGACGGTTCCGTGTTCCGCATGGTTCGTGTGCCATCCAACGCTCGCATTTCGGAAGTTTTGCGTGCCAACGATGCAATCACAACCGGCACTGTGTACGACATTGGCGTTTATCAAACTGCCGACAATGGCGGCGCTGCGGTAAGTGCAAACCTGTTTGCCAATGACATTGACTTGTCAAGCGCAAGCACTGGCTTTGTACAAACCACTGGCGTGGGCATTGCTGACTGCGAAAAGCGTTTGTGGGAACTGTTGGGCCTGACCGCCGACTCGTTCCGCGACTACGACATTTGTTTCACTGGCGCCACTGTTGGCTCTGGTGCTGGCACTTTGTCGCTGAAAGTTCGCTACACCGTGTAAGTTACCGAGGGGGCCACAAACCCCCTCACTGCTTTTAAGGGGCAACCATGGCAGACCGTTTTTACAGTGGCGAATTCGGCGCTACGATGAAAACCGAAATTACCGAGACAGGCACCACAACCGCTGCCGCTGACGTTGAATTGCGCGTGACTTACGATGCATCCAACGCAAGTAAGCAGGGTTTGCTGATGGCGATTCGGGCAATTGAACAGAAGATTGTAGAAGATACATTCCCACCAGTGTAAAGGGGTAGCTCATGCAATCAGCAAGCGTTATGGTTGGGCCAATTACAGCCACAACCGATTCATTTCAGTGGGGTGGTGGCAACACTGCATTTAACGTGGCGGGCAACTTTGCTGCGTCGCTTGAAGTGGCGTTGCAGCAACTCGGCCCCGACAATACAACCTGGATTGACATTAACGTCAAGACAGCAGCAGGGCACAGTAACCACCAATTGGCTCCCGGCCTGTACCGTATCGAACTCGCCGTGGGTACATCCACCGGCATCTATGCAGAACTGGCCCGCGTGCCTGTTTAAGGGGTAACGCATGGCCTCAGACGTACAAATTGCAAACCGGGCGCTCACCAAGTTGGGCGCTCGCCGTATTCTGAGTTTGGCCGATGATGTGAAAGAGGCCCGCGCGATTAATTCCATGTTCGAGATTGTGCGCGACTCTGAGTTGCGTGCGCATCCGTGGAATTTCGCCATGACTCGAGCCTCACTACCTGCACTGGTTTCCACGCCAGCATGGGGATTTGCGCGTCAATTTCAGTTGCCAGCCGATTGTCTGCGCGTGATTCAGATCAACGAGGAATACTGGGTTTCCAATCTCACCGATTACCGCACCCGGCTTGATGTGCCATTTCAGATTGAGGGTGGCAAGGTGCTAACTGACTTTGATGCGCCACTGAAAATCCGCTATGTTTCTCGCATTTCAGACACTCAGGCTTGGGACACCTGCTTTGTCGAAGCGTTTGCCTCAAAACTGGCGTATGAAACCTGCGAGGAAATTACGCAGAGCAACACCAAGAAGCAGGAAATGTGGAACGACTACAACATGATGATTCGCCAAGCCAAGCGCATGGACGCAATCGAAAACCCGCCTGAGCCGTTTTCAGATGATTCTTGGCTCCTGTCGAGGATTCCATAATGCCCAAGGCCAGCCCAATTCAGGTCAGTTTTGCAGCAGGTGAACTCGCGCCTGAGATTGACGGACGCATTGACCTTGAGGAATATGCAATCGGCACCAAGCGGTGTGAGAATTTCATACCCACGATTCAGGGGCCAGCCGTTCGTCGCGCTGGTACTCGCTATGTGAATCCAGTCAAAGACCAAGCAGACCGCACCTGGTTGCTGCGTTTTGAATTCAACGTCGAGCAGGCGTACATTCTTGAATTTGGCGATCTTTACATTCGGTTTTATCTGAACCACGGTCAATTGCTGTCCGGCATGTCGGCCTATGAGATTGTTTCGCCATACCAAACCAGCGACCTAACCGATGCTGATGGAAACTTTCTGCTGAACTTTGAGCAGTCTGCCGATGTGGTGTACATCACGCATGCACTGAGCGCGTTTCCGACTTACAAGCTATCTCGACTGGGCGCGACAAACTGGACGATGACTAAGGTTAGCTTCACCGGTGGCCCGTTTGAGGATATCAATCCCGATGAAACGGTGAGGGTTTCCGCATCTGCTGTGACTGGCAGTGTGACCCTGTACGCATTGCAGACCAATTTTTTCAGCACACAAGACTGGGATTCTCTGTTTCAGCTTGAGCAACCGCTTAACGACGACACAAAAATGTGGGAGCCTGCCAAAGCAATTGCGCTGAACGATATTCGCAAATCCGATGGCAAGTATTACCAGGCACTCAATGCAGCCACAACCGGCACAGTTCGACCAACGCATACCGAAGGCGCTGTGTTCGATGGCGACACGGGCGTGCAGTGGCAATACCTGCATGCTGGGCGCGGGTACGTTCGAATTATCAGCACCACAAGCCCACTACTCACAGTTACAAACGTGAGCAACGCAATCAGCAGCACAGGCGCACCGGGCGGCAAGGTTCGTTTGACTGTCACCGGGCATCCGTTTACCACTGGCATGGCAGCAACCGTGGCAGGCGTAGGCGGCACCACTGAGGCCAATGGCTCGTGGTTTGTGACTGTGATTGACCCGAATACAATTGATCTTGAGGGCAGCAATTTCCAGAACGCATACACAGCAGGCGGCACTGCCAGCACCATTGTGGGTAGCGAGGCGCAATGTACAGTCATTGACCGACTTCCCGATGGCGTAGTGGGTCCTGCAGGCAACACAACCCGCTGGGCGCGTGGCTCATGGGGGCAGCGTTTTGGCTATCCCTCGCATGTGACTTTTTTCAAGGAACGCCTGACGTTTATTCGTTCTGGCGATCAGCGCGTGTGGCTGTCCGTGGTGGCTGATTTTGAAAACTTTGCAGCGCGTGACAAATCCGGGCAGGTTGTAGACGATCAAGCCATTCGCGTGGACATTGTGGGCCGCCAGGTCAACCGCATTCAGTGGGTTATCCCTGCCGAGGTGTTGATGGTGGGCAGCGCAGGCGGTGAGCACATTATTCGCGAACTGACAGCAGACCGGCCACTGAGTCCAAGCAACATCACCAGCGTTCAGATTTCCGAATATGGAAGCGCCCCAGTTGCGCCGGTTCGTGTGGGCAATTCAATTTTGTTCGTGCAACGCGCTGGCCGTAAAGTGCGCGAGTTGGCGTTTTCCCCTGATGGGGCAGGCGCGGACGGTTACGGCTCGATTGACTTGGCGATTCTGGCTCAACACTTTTTGCCTCGTGGCAAGTACCTGACTCAGATTAAATTCCAACAGGAGCCGCACAGCGTTGTGTGGGCTGTTCGGAATGATGGTTTGCTGATCGGCATAAGGTACAACTCCAACCGCAAGGCTGTGGCGTGGTTCCGTGCGCCCATTGGTGGCAATGCAGTGGTCGAGGCCATTGAGACAATTCCAGCACCCGATGGCGACCGCGATGAATTGTGGATGGTGGTGCGCCGAACGATTGATGGCTCGACAACCCGCTACGTTGAGTGGATGGAATACGAGTGGACAAGCGCCGATGTGATTGCGAACCGCTTTTATGTGGATTCAGGCGCGACATATAGCGGCGCTCCGGCTGACGTAATCAGTGGATTGGATCACCTGGAGGGCGAAACCGTGGATGTGTTGAGCGACGGCGCTGCACACCCTCAGCGTGTAGTCACTGCCGGGTCGATTACATTGGAGCGCGACGCATCTGTGGTTCAGGTTGGGTTGCCGTGCATTGCCAAGCTGCAAACCATGCGCATTGAAGCAGGCGCAGGCGATGGCACGGCACAGGGCAAAATCAAGCGCATTAACGATTTGACGATCCGCTTTTTGGACACATTGGGCGGCATGGTCGGGCCGGACGAGGACAATCTGGACACGATCAATTTCCGCATGGGTAGCGATCCAATGAATGCGCCACCGCCTGCGTTTACTGGCGATCAGGACCGCATTGCATTTAATTCCGGTTACGAGTTAAATGGGCATATTTGGTATGTGAACGATCAGCCATTGCCCGCAACAGTTGTGGCGTTCATGCCGAAATTGCATACACAGGACAGGTAATCATGCAGGCATTGCCGATTTTAGTTGAAGGAAAACAGGCCCAGCGTGCAGCGGATTTTAATGCCGCCACGATGGAAGCCGAGGCGCGTATCGCACGAGCTCAGGGTGGCGCACGCGAGGAACAGCAGCGCAGGCGAGCCCGTGAGTTTTTAGGCGCACAGCGAGCAGCAGCAGGCCAAGCTGGCGTAGGGCTTGGCGGCAGCATTGGCGATGTATTGGGCGACTCAGCAGCCGAGGCAGAACTCGACGCGCTGAACATTCGGTACGAGTCAAACCTCCAAGCCTTGGGCATGGAGAATCAGGCGGCAATTACGCGCTGGCAGGGCAAAGAATTGAAGCGACAGGCACGCGCAAAGGCAGTGGCTACAATTATTTCAGGCTCGTCGGATTACGCAAAAACCGCCGGGTCTATTTTTGCGAAAAAGCCAGGTGGCGGTGCAGGCTTTGGAGGTTCATCATCTAGTCCAAATTTCAGCATGAATACAACAGGCGGCTACGGTAGGAGTATTGGATAATGCCAACAATTCCAATTTACCGACAACAGCAAAGTGTGGGCGGCGTGCCAAATTTGGGGCGCGTCAGCACTGAGGCCATGACAGCCGGTGCCCGCGGTGCGCAGGAAATTGCCGGGGCGGTGGAAAACGTACTCAGTGAGCGACGCAAAGAGCAGATGCGCATTGAGGAAGAAGATGCCAAGGTTTATGCAGGCAAAGTGATTGCTGACTCGCAGCTAAAGTGGCGCGAAGAAATGCTCAACCGCCAATCATCTGCCGAGCCTGGTGCACCTGATTTCACGCCAAACGTGCTCAAGGATTTTGACGCATACAGCCAAGAGGCAATCGGCAACGCGCCCACGGAAGCCTCGCGCCGGTTTATTCAAAGCCAGATGCTTGACTTGCGTACCCGAATCGGCAGTTCCGCGCTTGAGTATGAATCTGGCGCTCGGGTGCAGTACCGATTCCAGCAACAATCTGACACCATTGATGCATTTGCACAGAACATCGCGCAGGCACCGAACGAGGCCACAATTGCCGAAGCCATGGCGAATATTGAGCAGACCATGCCCGATGTTGGCCCGGCGAATCAAGCCAAATTGCGCGAAATGGCGCAGGTTAAATTCAGGCAGGCGGCATGGCTGTCTCAGTTGCAGACCGACCCTGATGGCGTGAAGGCGCAGATTGACCGAGTATTTAAGCGCAACACGCCAGGAAACCCAGAAGAAGCAGCCAAACCTGATCCTGATGGCGCGATTCAGTTCATTCTGAGCATTGAAGGCGGGCGCGTTGAGAACGATGCAGGCGCAGGGCTGACCAATTTCGGCATTAACAGCCGCGCCAATCCTGATGTGGATGTTGCCAACCTCACACCCGAGAAAGCCGCCAAGGTCTACAAAGAGCGTTACTGGGACGCAATCAACGCTGATGCACTGCCGCCTGATGTGGCGCTGATGGCGTTTGACGCTGCCGTGAACCAAGGCCCGGCATTTGCCCGTGAATTGATCGAGGAATCTGGCGGCGATGTGGTTGAAATGGCCCGCATGCGCCGTGAGCGTTACGACGAGATTGTTGCGGCAGACCCGAGCAAGGCGCAATACCTCAAAAACTGGATGGGCCGCGTTGACAAGGTAAAGAAAAAAGCCTTGTCCATGAATGTGGTCGAGCCAGTTAAGATCAACGGCGATGAAAAAGTTTCATGGTCATCTGGCTTGGTGCGCATGACACCTGTGGATGAATTGATCCGCTACCGCCAGCAAGCCGAGCAGTCGATTAAGCAGCGCCAGCAAGTCGTAGTTGATACTTTGCGCCTGCACATGAACGATGCCAACGCCATGGCAGAATCGGGCATTCCAGACCCAAATCCGTTGACTGCGCAGGACTTCGCTGTGTTTGGCGATCAGGCACCAATGATGTACCAGCAGTACAACCGCACGCAGCGCCTTGCCCGTGATATTTCAGGCTTTACCGATGCAACGAATGCGGATTTATTCGCCGTGGTTCAGGGATTAACACCCGAGGCGCAACCAGGCGAAGGATTTGCAGCAGCACAAAAGCGTGACAGCGTGCGCAAACAGGCCGCATTGCGCGTGCTGGAAATGCGAGAGCAAGACCCTGCCGGATATGTAGCCAAGACAGTGCCAAGCGTGCAGCAGGCGATTCAGGCCACAATGGTTGAGGATGCCACACCCGAGCAGCGCCAAGCGGCAACACAACGCGCAGTCATGGAAAGCATTGCGGCTCAGGAAAGGCTCGGCGTTCGCAATCCAAAGATTCTGAGCGCAGGGCAGATTCAGGGTTATGGCGAATCCATTTTGATGGCCGGCACGCCCGAGGCTGTGAGTGACTTTGTGGCCGGTATTGAGCAGCAATTCGGGCAAGACAATTTCCGGCGCGTCATGGGTGAGTTGATGCAAGCCAATAAATTGCCGCCAGCCCTGATGATTATTCCTGACTTGGAAAGCCCAGCAGCGCGTGAAATGGTTGCGCGTATGAGTTTTGTGAAGGCTGAGGCGTTGAAAACAGGCATTGCCAAGACCGACATTACAGCAATTAATGACCGCGTGTCTGACAAAGTGTCTGAACTTGCCATGACCATTCCAGCCACATCGCGCAACAATGCGGCATTGCTGGAAGCCTACGAAGAAACGACCACAAAAATTGCATTGCAACTCGTTCAGAATGGCGAGAAAATTAACGTAGCCGTTGACCGCGCTGCAAACCTGCTGTGGGCGCAGAAGTACGAAATGGAAGGCAGCATTCGCAAACCGCGTGGGATCGGCTACAACGTTGAGTCTCGCGCCAATGCATGGCTTGAAGAAGATGCAGCAAGCTACGATGTGCCGCCCGATTTGTTTCAGGCTCGCACCGATGAGGAAGCACGCGAGGAATGGGTGGACACGATCCGCAGCAATGCCAAGTGGTACACCGCACCGGATGGCAAAGGCGTGCAGCTGTGGGCCAATGGCGCTGATGGCGTGCTTTATCGAGTCACCCGCGATGGGCAACAAGTCACATACACATTTGACGAACTGCGCGGCCAACAGACGACCGCAACGAATACAACCCGCGCAAGCGAAATGAGGGCACAACGATTGAGAGAGCTACTGACCGGGGTGCAGGAATGATGTACTTTGACGATGATTCAGGTACAAGCCGGTACACGCTCCAGGATTTTGAGCCTTCATTCAATACAAAACTGTCCGGTGCAATCCGCGAGGCTTGGGTCGAGTCATACGGCCCAACTGCCGTGGATTACTTCTCATCCGTGTCTGGTGCTGGTGCGCAACAGCGTTTAAGTGCCGAGGAATCCGCGCAGTACGCCACTGAACTCGGCGGGTTTTACAAGCCTGCTGGTTCATACACTCGCCAGCAGCTTGATGTTCTGTCTGAGCGTCAACGTGAATTGACAATCGCCAAAGACATACGCGAGCGCACACCGTGGGACTGGGGTACGCCTATTCGTGGATTGGCGATGTTTGGCGCTGGTATTGCCGATCCGATTAACCTAGCCACCGCGTTTGTGCCGTGGACTCGCGCTGTGTCTGCCCTGCGTGGATTGCAAGCCGCCTCACAATCAACCGCTGCATTGACTCGAATCGGTGCGCGGTCTGCATTGGGTGCGGCTGATGCTGCAATTTCAACCGCAGTTCTGGAAATCCCGTATGCACTGGCCCGCCGTGAGTTGGATGACGATTACGACTCTGTGGATTCGCTGGCAAACATTGCATTTGGCGCGGCTTTTGGTGGTGGCGTACATGCCATTGGCGGTGTTGGCGTTGAGGCTTACAAGCGGTTCAGCCCACCTTCGCGCAGGCAAGCGGCAGACGTTCCGGCAATCGACCGTGGATTCGAAGCACCCGAGCCATTGCCTGTTGGTGCAAAACGCATTGCAGAACTGCCGGAAACAGCCCGCCAAGGCATTGCCCGTGCTGTGGTGCAATCAGATGCTCAAGGCCGACTTGCGCAAGCGTGGCAGGCTTCTGGACGCACCGAGCCGTTTGATGATGCCAGCGTGTTGGCTGCACTTGAAAGCGTTCCTGA